GAAGTTTCTAGAAATCGATAGCACTTTTCCAGAATTTTGATCAATGGTGACAATATAAGGGAGCATAATCCCCGAAGGATTCCCCTGAATATCCATGTCTTCAAAACCTTCCAAGTCCAAGTCAACATGGCATTCCAGTAAGGTGTAAGAGTCATCAGAATAATTTGGACGTAATCCCAACAACTCGTCAGAACGCTCTTGAATATCTCCTTGGTTTTCGTCATAATCTGAACTAGATAGTTCGACATCTCTATATACTCCTGCTACTTGTAGTTTTCGAATATCATTATATGTCATTCTAACTACATGAGTAACCCTCTCTGCTGTTCTTAAATCACTAGCTGAATATGGTACAACCAAATCCTCTGCTGGTACAAACTTAGAAACGGCTCTCTGTTTTGTTTCATCAAAATAAACTTTTTTAAATGTAGAACCAGTTAACGGCAAATAAAATAACATCTGGTCTGTATCTGGGTCATACTCTTCCATGACCTCTGTTATTTGGTAATTCATAAAATCTTCTACACGCTGAGCTTGTGCTTCAGTTTCCGAGGTCGGTGCACCAAGGATCTGGGTCTTTACAGGTCCTCCACTTGGTAACATCTCCTTGTAACTTTGTGCTTGAAACTGGGTCACCGCTTCAGAGAGCAACGGATGAGTTACACCACTTGCTCCTAAGAAAGGTTCACTTCGGTCTTCATAATTGATCCCGAGTAACCCCAAACCTTTGGCAATCGCCTCTTCCCAATCTTCTCTAGACTCAATATCCTCACGGAACTTGGCTTGTATGTCTGATGATAAGTCTCCCAAAACTGACTCATCAAGAACCTCTGCGAGATTGGCATCATGTCTGTATTCTTCGGTTTCAATTTCTAGTGCCTCTTCTTCAGCAAGTTCTACACCCTCGGGTAAATCATTTAAAGTTTCTGGTAAATCAATTTGAAGACTATCTTCTTCGGGCATCATCTGCCCTCCTGCTCCCATCGACTGTTCTACCATACCCGCTATTTGTCTAGGTTCTATTGCCATTATGTGATCCTTGTGGTTCGTTTCTTTTCTGGAAGTAGTATGTCTGAGAATCTATTAGTAACAGTAAATCCTCCCATGACTTTTTTAGTAGGTTTGTTAACACCCTCTTGTATTTGAAGAAGAAGATCCACGCCAAACGGATCTAGTTGCTTTATTTCATCTTTTGTTAAATACTTATCTAATTTATGTTTGCCAGTAAAACCGACCACTTTACCTTTTGATTTCTTTTTGCCTGCCATTAGTACGTTCCTTTAAATGTTCCGCCACGATTTTTCATTACACCACCCATATTCATTTTTTTAGTAATGTCACCTTTAGGTAAGTTTTTTGCTCTTCTATTCATTAATGTACCTAGTTTTGGAGTAGGTTTCTTAGGACCTTGTTTTACACCTGCATCAGGATATTGTTTTTTTAATTCTTTTAGCTCATTCTGATAAATTTTAGCAACTTCTTTAAAATAAGCTCTGTTCTTTCCTTTAGTTTTTTCAGCTTTGTCCAAAGCATCATTTATTTTCTTTTTGGTGATAGTTATTGAACCTGCACCTTTAAATCTATTTACCTTTTTTTTATCTGACATTAGTAATATTCCCTTGCTCTTCTTGGATACCAATTCTCTGGGATTTCTTCGCCTTTTAAATCGATAAAGCCACCTTGTCTAAAACGCATGATAGCCATTGTCATACTATCACAATAGTCATCATGCTCTCCATTCGGAAAAGATGCAACCTCTTCTATCACATCCTCTGCAAATTTTTCCCCTTCAGGATACCATACTTTACCAGATTCGAAAATAGGCGACACAATATGCATTCTCATAGTTTTATCTATACCCCCACCACCTCTTCGTCTGCCAGGACTAAATGTAGTGACAGGCAGATTCAATAGTCTTAACTCGTCTGCCAAAGGTTGTCCACTTGCTTTTGCCTCAATCAACATCATATCGGGTTCCCAATATTCATTTTCTTCTATCGCAATCTGCTTCAACTCTGGAAAACTCCATCTGCCTTTTTTCGCATCTAACATTATCAAATGTTGATCACCATCTTCTTTAGGCTCAAAAACTCCCCAAGTTGTAATCGCACTATAGTCGGCAGTCTCTTTTTTACTATAAGCCGTATCGTAACTTTGAATTATATAATCTAGTCTCGGTGTATCGGGTCTCTCCCATAACTGCCACCAATCCCTCTTGATCATTGCAACGGCTTCCGAGGTCGGATTTTGTTGCCACTGTGCGTTCCACTTGACCGGGGACAGTGATGCCTTGACCTTTAACAATTCATCCGTTTGCCAAAACTCGGGCCATAAAGGTTTATCATTCGGTAGTATCGCTGGGAATTCTATAACCTCCCATTGATCTGCCATAGCATCCATTGCCATATTCTGTATTAAACGACCTGTCAGATCTTTCTTCGACCATCTTGTCTGCACAATGATGATGGTTCCCCCCGGTTGTAATCTCTGCCGTGGACCAGAAGTATACCACTCATATGTATTATCATAAGCAACCGTGGACAATGCATCTTGTTCCGAGTGTGGATCATCAATGATCAACAAATCGGCACCACGACCAGTCATTGCTGCACCCACCCCCGCTGCAAAATATTCCCCGCCTCGGCTAGTCTCCCAACGACCTGCCGCTTGGCTATCCTGTTTCAAGTCCGTCTTGGGAAAGATCTCTGCATAAATGGGATCGGCAATAAGATCACGGACTTTCCTTCCAAATCTTACAGCAAGTTCCGTGTTCATGGTAGCCTGTATAATTTTTAATTTAGGATTACGGCCCAAGAACCACGATGGCATTAAATATGACGCTAATTCTGACTTCGAGTGTCTAGGTGGCATGTTGATTATCAAACGCTTCAAGTTACCCGATGCAATGTCCTCGAGCTTTTCTGCAATAATACGATGATGTCTGCCCTCTATAAATCCCTCGTATACATGTTTAGCATAGGCAAGAAATTTAGTTTGAGCTAGTTCTCTGGTTTCAAGTCGTCTCTTCTGTTCTTCCAGTAACAGAACTTCTTGTAAAACGTCTTTTGGTAATACATCTAGATTCATGCCCAAACAATAATATATTTAAATGAATTTATCAATCATTGTAATTATTAGTATATAAGTTACCCTTGCCCCGTGTTTTAGGGGGGTGCCCCCTCTTGTAACAGTAAAGTTGTTTACCTTTTTGTTTTAGTAACCCTTTAAAACATTAGCTTCGCAAGCTCCACTAATAAATGCTATCGCATTTATAGTTCTGCTAACAAAGCTAATGTTTTCCGAAATTTTTTTAGGGTTGCAAAAATGTCACACTCTGTGACATTTTTACCACAGGCCTTGGATCAGAAAACTTGATAGGTAGTATCAAAAAATATAATAACAATCTGCTTTACTTATGGGATTATCTAGGATACAATGAACTTGGGAATAATCCCTTAACCATAGCCAAGGAGGACACTATGTCTTATGCTATACAAGATGCAATCGAAGAGTGCATCGATGAGAGAATTGCCTCTCAAATTGAAGATGCTATCGATGATAGCACAGAAGTTCAATCCATCAAGGGAGATCTTGAAGAAGTTCAATCTGCGATCTCAGACTTAGAAGCTAAGTTTGATGGTGACTTTGCCGATGTGGTTACTCAACAAGTTATTAAAAACTTGACCACAAAATTGGTTAATTCTCTTGATGATGGTTACGTCATGGTCAAGAAGTCTTATCTTAATGAACTACAAACCAAAAAGGAGGAGGGCTAGAACTGGGGGCGAGAGCCCCCTTTTCCCTTTATAAAATATGGAAAAAGATTATAAATTAATGTATTTAAGAGGCGAGTTAATTGGTCTAAAAACTGCAATGGTTGAATTAAAAAATCATGAATTAAAATTGACCGAGGAAACAATAAGACTTGAAAATAAAATAAAAGAAATGGAGGAAGAAAATGGATAGACAAAGAGAACTAGAAGAAGACTGGTGGTATCATTACAATGCTAAATGTGATTACATTGCAGAACTCAAAAAGGAACATGAAGATCCTTATTGGGACTGTGATCACAAAGGAAGAAAGCCAGATCATCCAGATTATGAAAAAGATTAATCAAGTTTCCTTGGTGGAAAGGGAGAGTTTCGGCTCTCCTTTTTTTATTTATTTTAAATGTTTAAAAGTCAAGATCGCAAACTTCTTAAAACAAAAGCCTCGCAAGGCTCGTTTTTGTTTTTGTCAAATTTTTTTTGGGTTGCAAAAATGCAACAGTGTTGCAAAAATGTCACATGTCAAACAATAAGATTTGATACGCAATATCATAAAATATGATGCAAGAACCAGGTTTTTTTATTGACTATTTCACAATCCCAGAATATCCTATAAAGAATAATTAACCAAAAGGAGGACGAAAAATGACTAAATCTGATTTAGAAATTGTTCAAGAAACAATGAAGACATTAAATCAAATGTGTAATGTTAATCATGACTATTGTAAGACTATCAATAGTGAATTAATTAAGTTTGTTGAAATAGTAAAGACTATTGATGCACGATTAAAAAAACTGGAGGACTTAAACAATGCATAAATTATCAAAACATGAAAAGTTACAAGCTTTTAATTATGCCGAAAGGCAGTTAAACGATTTAATGTTTCAGAAACAAGAGATCTATTCTATTATACGTCATGTTTCTTCAAGTGGTATGACAAGACATATAAGCTTTTTTATTATCGATAATTTAAAAGAACCGAATAGAATAGTATTCATTGATAATTTAATTTCTGATTATTTAGATTATAAACCGAATTCAAGTTATACTGGTTTAGTGGTTCGGGGTTGTGGTATGGATATGGCTTTCTCGGTTGTAAATCATTTACAAGTTAAAATGTCACATTCAGAAAATACAGACTTTATAGATTATGATTTTAGGTCTAGAATTATCTAATACAAGGAGGCGAAAGCCTCCTTTTTTTATTTCAAAATGAATTCCTTAATTTTCCAATTCGCAAAATTTTTTTAAATTTGAAACTCGCAAACTCCTTAAAACAAAAGCCTCGCAAAGCTCATTTTTGTTTTGCCAAAAAATTACAAGTTTGCAGACATTGGGTAATCGTATCATGAACCAAGAAACTTGGATGATCTAGTCCACGAACCATTGAAATTGCTACTTGATAACCATCAAATAAAAATGCATTAGAGGTCAAAGGGTCACGAACCAAGATAAAAGAAATATAATTATTGTTGAATATCCTTAAATGTGTTGATATTTGGGATTTTTCTAGTTTAATCCTATTTCCTTTTATAGGTGCTTTTAATTCAATAAATAAGGGTAATTGATCATTAATTATAATTAAATCTGGAAAACCAGAATTATATTTATTTTCAATTTTTTGTATAAAATCTGATTTTTTTAATGTTGATTTTATTTGCTTAAAAAAGTTTTTTTCATTTGACATTTCTGTTATAATTTCCCATAATTACCTATACTTAATCGGAGGGCAATATTAATGTTAGTTACTACAAGATATAAAAAGAATATACACGAATTAAATGATTATCAATTTAAAGTTTTAAAACCAAGTACAAATAAAAAACTTGGGAAAAAAGTTTTAAAAGGTACATTTAAAGACTATAAGTTTTTAACATTAACATTAGTAGAAAGAGAAACTTGCCCAAAAGATTGTTTTCATTGGGACGATTGTTTTGGAAACAATATGCCATTCGCACATAGAATGAGTAATAAGGACGAATTACTTTTAACTACAAGAATTCATAATGACATAAAACAATTAAATGGTAAAAATGCATTAATAAGATTGCATATACTAGGCGATTTTTTTAATGTTGAATATGTTTGGTTTTGGGATTTAATGTTAAAGTTATATCCTAACATTGCAATTTATGGATATACTGCAAATAGTACATCTAGTAAATATGAAACTAGTAGAAATATTGCACAAGCAATTTTAAGTTTAAGAATTAAATACAAAAAAAGATTTTCAATAAGATATAGTAATGATCTAAAACAAGAATTTTCTGCAAATTCTGAAGAATTACAAAAACCCCAAAAGAATAAATCAATACAATGTCCCGAACAAATTGGATTAACCAATAGTTGTGGTAGTTGTGGTTTATGTTGGGAACAACCAAAAAGACAAGTTATTTTTAAAACCCATTAGGAGGAAAAACAATGGTTAATAAAAAATCAAGTTATCCATTATTTCATGAATTTAAAATTATGAAAATTGGGAACATTTTATTCAATACGAATGTTGACGATATCATTGACGAAGAGATTGAAGAAACAAAAGTATTATTAAATCAAGTAAAAGATATTAATGAAATAGTGGAGGTATGATTGAGTATTTACGAACAATTAAGAAAGATAATTAATAACAATTCATGTTGGCAACAAGACAATGTAAAGATTGAATTGCTATGGAATATTCTTTTATCGAATGACAAAAGGAGTTTTAGGGAATATTTCGAAGAAGAACATAATGTTGAATTATATGATGCAATGACATTCAAAGAATTATTAATTTTATGTAATCAATACAATGTGGGAGGTAGATTTAAATGAATGATTTAATAATTGATATCGCTAGATTAAAGGCAATACAAGAAAATGTTAATCAAATTAATGGAATGTATTTAACTAAGAAAATACTGCAAGAAATGATTAAAGAAAAAGAAATAGTAATAAACAATTTTGAAAAAACTTTAAAAAAGGAGGATTGCAGACAATGAGCAGATTGAAAGACAAATTACTTGAGGTGGAATTATTTGTTGGAGAACAAATAGAAGACTACACAAATGAACAAGTAATCGAAAAAGTTCGCAAACGATTTGGATCGCAGATGTATGTTCAATATGCAGAAGAATTGCTTGAAGAATTTAGAATGGAATTAGATTTGATAAGGAGGTTTTCATAATGAAACAGAAACGAATATTTGAAAAATTACATGATGTAATAAGTTCATTAAATGAAGAAGTAAATGATTGGAATAAAAAAGGAATTAAAAAGATAAGTTTGCAGAACATGATAAATGATCTTGAAGTTGTTGATGCAGAATTACATGATTTAATTCCACCATCAATAGAAGGGGAGGGAAGTTTTGGTAATCAAGACAATAGAGTTTGTATGTTCTATGTAATTAAGCAATTACAAGACATGATTACAGAAAATGATGATAGACAAAAGATACTTCAATTAACAGAATTTTATAATGAATTAGTTTTTAATCTTGGAATAAATACATTAAGAAATCATACGAATGATTGGGAGGATAGATAATGATTACATTAGAACGATTAAAAAATGCAGTAGCAGATATAAAGGCAAGTGAAGAAGAATGGATACTAGATATTGAATCTAATGAATATCAATGTATGTGTGAGGGTTTAGATATGCTTGTTAGACATTTTGAACAATTAGAGGAGGCAGATAATGGCAAGTGAATTATATCATCATATTCATAGAAATAAATTATCTAAAACTGTTACTTGTGATGGTTGTGCAGAAATGTTTGATGAATGTGAAATAGACTTTAGTCATGCAGATTATTTTAGGTGCGAAGATTGTGCCGAAAAACATTCTAAAGAGGCTTATAAACTTTATTGGGGAGATAAAAAATGAGTGGACATAGTTATGATACTGAATGCCCAAATTGTGGGAATGAAAATTATATGATTAGTGAGGATTGGAAACCATTTGATACAAGAAGTACATTTTGTTTAGATTGTGGTTTTCAAACTTATACTCATACTTCGTTTGCAAGTTTAGAGGAAATAAATATTGAGAGATCAGAATTTGATGATGGGGATGAACAAATGTATGCCCCATTATTAAAAAGAGCCGAACCCACAGAATGGGCAAGGCATAACATGAAATATTATCTGACAAAGGAGGACACAAATGACAGATAAATTTACAAAACCAATATTAAGAAATCTTAGAATGACTTTACAAGAAGTGCTAGATGCAGAATGTAAAACAGATAAGATACCTTTTAAATTTACTCTTGGTAATTGTACTTTTGAGGAAGACCAAGCAAAGTTTCAATTGATTGTTACTTTCAAAGGTACAACACCTCAAGACATACAAAGAAAAAAAGAGTATGAGGATCTTCAACAAATGGCAAAATTCTTTGATATAGATTTGTTAAAGAAACACCCTAGGTACACTCTTGTTGGTTACAAAAGTAAAGCAAGAACAAAACCTTGGATTATTACAGACAATCAAAGAAGTGGAGAGTTCATTATAACTGATGATCAAGCAAAAACTTTGTTTGGTAAAAAAGATGTTAATGAATTTATTGAAAGACAAAGGGAGGCACAATCTAATGCTTAAATTAACTTTAAAAGATCTTTGGGATTTAAGAGAGTGGGTTGATCAAATGTATTGGGACTATGATCGATTGAGTAGAAGTGGTCAAGATACTCTTGATAAGATCGCCAAAAAGATTGGTCTTGAAGATAAGGAAGATGCTAATAATAAAATTTATGATGTGATCGACACAATGGATGTTGATAAATTAAAAAGGGAGATTTTAGAAAATGAGAAGAATTAAACCTAAAGCAATTGAAAAGTGGAGGGCACAAGGTATTCCTTGTGTCCCACGATATCATTTTACAGAAGTTCCTAACAATGAATATGGTCGATTGTTTATTAAATGCTTGAAGAAGTATTTAAATAAAGATGGATATTATATCACTGTTAGAGGACAACATTTAAGAAAAGATGTTGATTGGAGAAAACATCAACATGGTCAACCTCAATATGCATCAACTCATCTTAGAGTTTATATTGATAGGAGGAAAGAAATATGAGAGAGCAAAAACCTTGGACTAATCCTCTTCATCACTCCCAGGAAAATCAAGCACAAGATCATAAACTATTAGAAATGTCTAAAATTTTAGAAGATTACATGGAACATAAATTTGATGTCATTACAGATAGCGAATGGTTTGCAGATTTAGTAGAGGAAAAAATTCAAAAATTATTGGAGGAAAAAAATGATTAAAGAAGTTTCTTTATGTAGTGGGATCGGAGGTTTTTCTCTTGGTTTCGAATGGGCAAAATTCGCAGAACCAGTTATGTTCTGTGATTTTGATGAATGGTGTAGAAAAGTTTTAAAAAAGAATTGGAATGATATTCCAATTTATAATGATGTTAAGGAGATCGCAAATGACCCAAGAAGATTTATTTCAAACAAACTCAACAAAGGAGAAAAATGGGTGCTCACAAGTGGATACCCATGTCAACCTTTCTCCGTCTCGGGAAATCGCAGAGGCGAAGAAGACCCTCGGCACATCTTTCCGTACATCCATAGAATTGTTGAACAAACAAGACCCACTTATTGTGTTTTCGAAAATGTTTATGGGCATGTCTCAATGGGACTTGACGAGGTTCTCTTTGAAATGGAAAGGATCAACTACCATACGAGGCAATTTGTTGTTTCGGCTAGTAGTGTCGGAGCGAGACACAAAAGAGACAGACTCTGGATCATCTGCAAAAATGTGGGCGACACCGAATACAATGGATGCTCTACCTCCGAGATCGGAGGAAGCAACCAAGAAATTGCAAGAGGGTCACAGAAAAGGTCGCAAGAGACCGAGCAATCTAAGGGAGCAAGTGGACAAGAAGACAATGGCTCTTTACGAAACAAACTATCCGACACCGACAACGAAGGGTTTCGGTCATGCCTCGGAGGGGATGACATTGATCTTCAGAAAGAAAGTGGAGAACGGAGAACTGACGGAACAAGAGGCTCAAGCAATGATGAACGGAGTAACTCTGAGACCACCAAGAATGAAGGAGTGGAAATATCCGACACCGAATGCAGGTCTAGTCAAACACAGTTACAACGGGAATCACGAGTATTACAAGAAGAGACTCAAGGACGGCAGACAAGTGGACTTGGCTCACAAGATATTCCAAGAGGAGGGAGACGGCAGACTCAATGCGAATTGGACAGAGTGGCTAATGGGTTATCCTATTGGATGGACGAACCTCGAGGAGTCCCAAGAGTCACAGTCGATCAAAAAAACAGACCCCAAAGATTAAGGATGTTGGGGAATGCAATAGTTCCCCAAATAGCAATGCAAATAGGTTTAGCATTAAAAGAAGATATGAAAAATTGATCTTACTTGACTTCCTAGGAATAATAATGCTAAAGAGAAAAGGCACGGAGCAATATCAGGAATTGCTTATGTTTGGTCGGAGAGTTTTGTCCTCCCCTTATCCTCTCCGACCACCTTAAAATCACCTTCAATAAAAGCAGACGGATGTTGTTTTCTAATCTCTGTGAGTCTTGCTACTATTTCTTCTCGAGATAATTGATCTAATTGATGAGTTGTTTCTCTTCGATCTATAGTTAAGCCTCCAAGTGCAGAGCGTATCTTCTCGGCATTGATCGCAGACGAAAATTGACCTTCTGCCTCTGCTCCTCGACTTAAATCATGTAAGCGTTTGAGTTGACCAATAAGCGTGACACCATATTTCTTTTCTCTAATCTCTCGGAGTTCTTTAAGATGTTCAGTAACCAAAGGAAAATCTTTACCATTCAACAAAAGACTTGCAGTCTTGGCTGCCTGTCCTTCGGAATATCCTGCTCTTCTTGCACACTCGGCATTACTATAAATGCCTTCACAAATAAGTTTGCAGAATTCTTTTTGTCTGTTTGTAAGGAACTTTTCTTTTGCCATAATCAAAATATAATAAGTTTATTCTCATATTTTTTCAATTTAAAACCAAAAAAAATGTTTGCGGCTTCATCTTGTCTGTATCAAAGTGTACTGAGTGTATACAAAAGTGTACTGAACTATTTTAAGTATATCAACAGTTACAGAAGATATTATACACTTATACACTTATACACCTATTTTAAAAAAAATAAAAACAAAACAAAAAATTATGAGAGAAACAATATAGAAAATTAATATCGCTTGACTTTTATAAGATAATTTAGGAGAATTAAAAAAAACTTAGGAGTAAACTGTGGAAAATCTAGATAGAAGAATAGATATGCCTATGGAAGAAGCAATTAACAGAATGGAAAGAGTAGTTTCTGATAATTGTGAAGATCTAAGAAAGATACAAGGAGGCTACATCTATGCAGACGAGTTGATGACTGCATGGAGAAAAATTTTGAACGAAACTAATTTGTAGATGTTCAAAGCTATGATATTAATTTGCTCCTTGGTTCATGTATCGGGAGACGAGATGAGTTGTTTTCAAGTTAATGACACACTTGCTCCATACGGATACGAAACTGAAAAAAAATGCAGAGTTAGGATCAAAGAGATGGCAGACATGATATCATCGGCAGTTCCGTATCCACATATAATTAAATATAAATGTGAAAACAAAACGAGGAGGACTAACTTTGATTAAGAAAAACAATTTTGCGATGAGATCTGCATCAGAGCAGATAAGAAGAGATCATTTAAAATTAAAAAAAGCTCAAAAAAAATTTGAAGCTGACGAAGATTGGGGTTCACAAAACAGTTTGAAAGCAGAAAGGGAGATTGAATACGGAAGAGTGTTTCATGAACCGACAAGATTGGAGAGTGGATCAACTGAGATAGGAAGGATAATGGGAGGCAGTAGAAGAGGTATGCCTCAAGATAATGTAAAATATTCATATAGAAAAGGAGGACAAAAGTGAGACCGAGCACAATAAAAAAGGTAAAGAAAGCAACAAGAAAAAGATATGATACAGAGTTTATCAACTACAATAATGCAGAGTCACATTACATAGAGCTCTTTACAAACGTAAAAAGAACAATAAAAGTTGAGGCAACAACAGAAAAACAAGCGATAGAAAGAGCATTGTACAGAGAAGAAAATAAAAACTCGTGGGAAAATCTTGGGTATGTGTTTGTTGATTGTGATTACAACATAGTTAAGGAGAAGGATTATGAGACTTATAGACAGGATCATAAAAAAATTCGAGGAAGAAGCAGTAGAATTCGCATCCGTGGGAATGGAAGAAGAAGCACAACAGGCTAGAAAACAAGCTTCTAAATATACTGAAATGAAATATAATGGGCACACACATTCAATTAGATCGGAGATAAAAGATGAATAAAGAAATGGAATTAGGAGAAGATTGGGAATATGGTCCCAATGGAGAACATTTAGAATATAAAACACACTGTTTGCCGAGATGTCCCAGGTGTCAAGGAACATTACAGACTGTTAATATACATGGTCATGAGCAATGTGTTTTGTGCCATAGTGTTGTGGACGATTGTTGCCAAGGCTCACAATTAAAATGAGTGACAATGTAATTAAATTTCCATATAAAGTTAAGAGAACAGTTAAACCTGTACCTATGGTATGTGAGTTGGCTGCAAAACAATTTGAACAAGTTTTAATTGTAGGGACAAATTCAAAAGATGGATATGTTCAAATGATTACAACCATGAAAGACCCAGCCGAGGTGCTTTGGCATCTCGAGTCTGCAAGATTTGGAATAATGAATGGACTTGAAGAGGAGGAGAATGATGAGTAAACAAAATGGAAAAAAAGACTTACACTCTAAAGATAGAGATAACGTCATCCCTTTTCCCAAACCATCCACACCTAGCCGTAGCCGTAGCGAAGAGGATGTGGGAAGTGGGGAGAGATACACAATCCATTTCGAACCAGATTGGGACGGATGGGGAAACGATCCAGAAGATAGCTCGGCTTGAAGGTTGGAAAAGGAAAGAAAGAAATTCTCTTGATGGATGGAGAGGATATTGGGGACCTTTCTTAACAACAGAGGAACAGAGTGAACTACCCGAAACAGATTTTACAGGAACAGATGATCCTCGTGCCGTGCAACGAGAAGAACCATACAGAGGAAAGATAGCAACGACAAGATCTGCAAGTTCATCGCTAACACTTAATGACTACATATAAGGGGACTATATGCAATTCAAATACAAGACCAAGCCTTATGCTCATCAAGAGGAGGCTTTACAAAGAAGTCATGACAAGAAAAATTTCGCATACTTTATGGAAATGGGTTGTGGCAAATCAAAAGTTTTAATCGATAACATTTATTGGCTATGGCAGCAGAAACTAATTGATACTGCAATTATAGTTGCACCAAAAGGTGTGTACATGAATTGGAAGAACAATGAGATACCGATTCATTTGCCCGATGATATGAACCCCGACATATATTTATGGAAAGCTAATGCCACACGGAATGAAAAGAAAAAATTAGTCGAGGGTGTAGCCAAGAGAGATAAGTTTAGAATATTAATAATGAATGTAGAGTCATTCGTTACAAAAAAAGCACCCGGGTTTCTTGAATCATTTACCCACAGAAGTGAATTCTTACTTGCCGTTGATGAATCAACAACAATCAAAAATATAAAAGCGAAACGTACAAAAGCGATAATGAAATTTGGTGCGACTGCCAAGTATAAAAGAATACTGACAGGCTCTCCGATAACACAATCGCCTTTGGATTTGTATTCACAATGTGCTTTTCTAAATTCAAAACTTCTTGGATACGATAGCTATTGGTCTTTCCAAGGTCGGTTTGCGATAATCAAACAACAAAGAATGGGCAGTCATAGTTTTAATCAAGTTGTTGGATACAAAAACTTAGATGAGTTAACACAGAAACTAAAACTGTTTGCTCACAGAACAACAAAGAAAGAGGCTTTGGATTTACCAAATAAAATTTATACAACAAGACAAGTTGAATTAACTTCCACACAACAAGAACATTATGAAAGTATGAAGAAAACATCAGTGATCTTTTTAGAAGAAGGAGAGATGGTCACTGCACCCGAAGTCATGACAAGATTGTTGAGATTACAACAACTGCTTTGTGGCTATCTTGTTAGTGACGATGGAGAAACTGTAGAACTTGCTAATAACAGAATAAAAGTCATGATGGAAGTCATAGAAGAAATGGAAGGCAAAGTAATTATATGGTCTAGATTTAGATATGACATAAAGAAAATTAAAAACGAATTATCTAAAACCTATGGATCGGGTTCCGTGGTTACTTATTATGGAGACACCTCACAAGAAGATAGAGACTCTGCCATAGATAGATTTCAAAACGATAAAGACACAAGATTTTTTGTAAGTAATGCACAAACTGGGGGCCGTGGTATAACTTTGACTGCTGCCTCAAACGTAATTTATTACTCCAATGATTTTAACCTGGAGTCTAGAAAACAATCAGAAGACAGATGTCATAGAATAGGTCAACACAAACCAGTGCTTTATGTTGATTTAGTGTGCCCCAACACAGTTGATGTACACATAGTTAAGTCCTTACTACAAAAGGATAAAATAGCAAATAAAACATTAGGAGAGGAAGTTTTAGAATGGCTAAAAATTTCAGAGCAGAAAAACTAACAGGAACAGCTGGAGAACTTTTTACGGCTTTCGAGCTAACAATGCTTGGAGTCAGTTGTGATTTGGTAAAACAAGATGGGACAGATTTGATAGCGATCAAAGGTCATGGTCTTCCCATAGCATTAAGAGTAGAAGTAAAAACATCAACTCACACAAATGAAAAGTATAAGAAGAACAAAGCTGGTATCGGTGTTGGAAAACAATATAGTTTTACAACAAGTAAAGGTAGTCCCAAGAGAGCATACACAAAAGAAGATTGTGATATTTTAGCTTTGGTTTGTTTACCTTTGAGAAAAATACAATTCTTACCTGTGGGTATGGTTAGAGGTATAACAAAAAGAATACATAAAGACACATTCATAAACGACAGTGGTATCACAGAAAGATCCTGGAAGTATGCAGTTGAAAGATGTCTTTGGGAAAGCAGTCGTGCAATACAACAATGTGAGGCAGATTTAGATTTTGAAATCGATGGAGATAAATATAAAAATAAATGAGAAATTATTTGACATTATATTAAATCATAGGCATAACAATTAAAAGGGAGAATTTTATGGATTCAGAAAAATGGAAATCAGTAGCAGTGCCAATCAAGACTTGGACTATGCTAAAAGAATTGTCGGAAGACAATGATAGGTCAATAGGTGGTCAGATTTCTTTTCTAACAAAGCAAGAATTTTTGTGGAAGAAAAGTCAGACGAATAATATTGACAATATAAAAGCTAGGGGTTAAAACCTTAGAACCAGTACCGAAGGGTATAAACTTTAATCTAGAAGGAGAGAATGATGAGTGATGTGTTTTCACTGTTTGAAGAAGAAGCTGCCAACCCTCAAGCATTTGATAAGGTTGGAGAAGATGGTACTAAAAGACTATCTTCACTTATTAGGCAAACCATTGACCTTGATAAACAGGTCAAGGATGCCGAAAAATATCTGAAAGACTTACAATACAAAAAGCGAACCATTGATGAAGAGGACATACCATCGTTAATGGAAGAACTTGGTGTTGAAAGTCTGACAGTTGATGGCAACAAAATTTCCGTAGATAAATTTGTATCTGCTCGTATCCCCGAGCATAAGAAGGCAGAGGCTTTTGCTTTCTTACGTTCTATTGGAGAGGCAGATATAATTAAGAATGAAGTTGTCGTTCAGTTTGGAATGGGTCAAGACAATGTAGCGGGGGCCGTGCTTGATGATTTATCAAAGCAAGGATTAAATCCTGCACAAAAAACTCACATCCATCCAATGACTTTAAGAACATGGGTAAAGAACAGAATTGAAAATGGTCAAGAGGTCGATTTCGATACGTTTGGAGTCTATGTTGGTAACCGTGCAAAAATAAAAGGAGGTCAGTAATGTCCCAAGCAGTAGCACAAAAAGCAAAGACAGAAGTAGCAGTATCAGATCTATCTTCATTACTTGAAGAAGAGGCTGGTGCTGGTCTTGAAAACTTCACAACTGATGATATGCAAATTCCTTTCATAAGGATCTTACAAGCATTATCACCACAATTAAACAAGCAAGACAGTTTGTATATAAAGGGAGCCGAACAAGGCGACATATTCAATACTGTATCGCAACAAGTATACAAAGCAGATGACGGAGTAATTGTTGTACCTTGTTTCTTTGAAAAGAAATTCCTGGAGTTCGCACTTAGATCAAGTGGAGGTGGTTTTATTAGAGAACTATCTGCCGATGATAAAGATATAACTCTTACGACTCGTGAAGGTGCGGCAGAGATTTTGCCATCTGGTAATGAGTTGGTAAGGACACATCAACATCTTGTACAAGTGATGGATCCCGAAACTAAATTAAGTTCTCCAGCAGTTCTTGATATGAAAAAGACACAGTTAAAAGTGTCTCGTAGATGGAACACAATGAAGAATGGTATAAGATTACCTTCGGGTAAACCTATGCCACTATACGGAACTGCATGGTCAATCAAGACCATTGCAGAAAGCAACGATCAAGGCAGTTGGTATAACTATAAAGTTGATCGTGTAACTGAGATAACAAAAGAACTAGAGGCTATGATGTTAGAGGCTAGGACTATGTATCAAAGTTTTAGAAAAGGGGAGATTAAAATGGCTGCGGCTTCTGCCGATGAAATGTCATCAAATAAAACAGAAGACGAAATACCGTTTTAATAACTAGAGCCGTGGCTACGTCCTCCAAGTCACGGCTCTTTTTTTTTGGAGTGAAGAGTGAATTTAGCAGAAGAATTAATGAAAGCATTTGAAGGCTTTCGATCAGCACATGGTCAGACAGAAGTGTCAACTCAAAGAATGGCTGGCAAACAAAAAGCAAAATCTTACATTGTAAGAAATCCATTAACATTAGAATTAGTACAGAGTCACATAGATGGCAAACAAGGTGTCGGTGCTATACCGATTAACGAAGAAAATAAATGTAAGTTTGGTGCTTTAGATATAGATCAATATCCTCTTGATCATAATGAATTAATTGATAAATTAGAGAAGTTCAATGTTCCGTGCATCGTATGCCGTAGTAAATCTGGTGGTGCACATATTTTTTTCTTTTTTAAGGAGTGGATGAATGCGAGTGATTTTAGAGACAAGGCTGCTGAAATATCTGCTGCTCTTGGGCACGGCAGGTGCGAAATATTCCCAAAGCAAGAACAGGTTCTTGTCGAGCGGGGCGATGTGGGTAACTTCATTAATTTGCCGTATTTTGACTCGAGCCAAACTTTCCGCTATGCGATCATTAAAACAGAAGGAACGTACAAAGATGCAACTCTACAAGAGTTCATTGAAGAGATACAAAAAGTCAAAACCAAACCGAAAGATTTCTTAGAGATACCTATTGGTGGTAAGGTAGAGCTTTATCCTAATTATGTTCCGTGTTTACGTTCACTACTATCAATGGGTATACACGAAGGTGGCAGAAACAGAACTGCATTTCATCTTGGAGTTTTTTTACAAAGAGCTTTCCCTCAAGATTGGAAGTCTAAATTAGAAGAGCATAATGCAAGAGATTTCACACCTCCTTTATCGGCACAAGAAGTTGTTGCAATACAAAACACATTAGAGAAAAAAGAATATCAGTATCTTTGTAAAGAAGAGCCAATGTCTTCTCACTGTAATCAAGGTGTATGTAGAAGTTTAAAACATGGCATTGGTGTTGGATCTATGCCTACCATCAGTGGACTATCTGTTATCTTATCCGAGCCTAGACTATGGTTCGTGGATATAGGTGGGAGAAGATTAGAATTAACAACAGATGAATTACAAACTCCGAGACTATTTCAAAGAGCATGTATGGAACAATTAAACTTCATGCCTCCTAAATTAAAAGATAGTTTGTGGGAGGAACAAATAAATACTTTATTAGAAAATTGCAACGAAATAAATGTGCCCGAAGAACTTACATATAAAGGTCAGTTTATCTCTTTACTAGAAACATATTGCACAGGTAGGGTACAAGCACAAACTTTTGAAGAAGTTATGTTAGGTAAACCTTACACAGAGGCAGAAGAAAGCAAGACATATTTTAGACTTGAATCTCTCATGGAGTTTATGCGACAGAAGAAGTTTGATAACTACACAAGAGCACAAGTTCAAGAAAGATTGAAAGAAATAAATAATGGAGATTCTTCTTCTATAAAAAATTTCAAGACATCATCAGGTACTTGGAAGTCTGTTAGAGTTTGGAGTATTCCAGAATTTACATCAGAAGTAGAAGTAAATAATGTACAAATAGAAGCAGGGGAGTCACCGTTCTAATGGAAGTATTGATAGCTTTTTGCACAATTATAGTTGAAGAATGCAGATACAAAGGTGGCAAAGGAAAATGTAGTTTTTGGAATCCTGGAGTGGTTTTTAAAGACATGGAAGAATGCAACAGAGACAAGAAACTTATAGAAGATTATGTCGTTGAAGAGTTGTGGAGAATACATCCAGAGGCAGTAAAGATATATGCAAAGGGAGCATGTATGTTAAAAGAAAAAGATAAAGAAAATGATTAATAATGATGAGAAGCACGATATTTGTGTTGAAGTTTTATATGAATATTTAAATGCTTTTCAAGTTACTGAAAGAGCCATGAGAAAATTACCGGGACCTATGACTAGAAAAGAAAAAACAGAATTAGTTTACTATCAAGAAATGGTTAGAAATATAAATATGGTTATAGATCATGTAGAAAATAAAACCGAATCAATAAATTATGATTGGAATGCATGATGGAAACAGCAATTTTTGGGCCACCTGGGACAGGCAAAACAACAACTTTAATTGACATAATCAAGAAATCTTTGAAAGAAGGGATGGATCCCACAAAGATTGCCTTCATGTCATTTAGTCGTAAGGCGGCAACTGAAGCTAGAGACAGATCTGCTATCGAACTTGGTTTAGATGTAAAACAAATGCTTTACTTTAGAACATTACATTCACTTGCATTTACATGGTTAGGGCTGGATACAAAGAAAGTATTCAAAGGATCTGATTATCACGATCTTGGTAAACTTGTAGGACTAGAATTTAGATCTGCTCCTACTGTTAGTTTAGAAGAGGGACCTTTATTTCAAATAGGAGCTGGTGGAGACAAGTATATGTCTCTTGTACAGATGGCTAGAGTAAGAGAAGTATCTCTTGAGCAACAGTTCAACGATGCCTGGGATAGCACATTACATTGGCAACAATTAAAAGTATTAGATAATGCATATCGTGATTATAAAAAAGCGAAGAACAAACTAGACTTTGTTGATATGATAGAAAAATTTATAGAGCAAGGAACGTCTCCTAAGTTTGATTTACTTATTATAGATGAAGCACAAGATCTTGCACCTCTGCAATGGAGAATGGTGAAAGAAGTTTTAGTTCCTAATTCTAAAAGAGTTTATTATGCTGGAGATGATGATCAAGCTATCTATACTTGGATGGGTGTAAAAGTTTCTGACTTTTTAAATTCATGTGATGATAAATTATTCTTAACAAAATCGTTTCGTGTACCGAGTGCCGTGCATGATTTCTCACAGAATCTTATAAAAAAGGTCTCTACCAGACAAACGAAGAATTGGCAACCCACCAAAAAAGATGGCACAATAACATGGCATCGAGATATACTAGACGTAGACTTAACTAGTGGCGAATGGTTGGTACTTGCGAGAACTAATTACATCACAAATAAAGTATGTAATCGTCTTAAAGAGGACGGATATCTCTATTGGAGAGAGGGCACTGGTTGGTCTATTTCCCCAAATGTTATTAACGGAATAGAGGTATGGCTTAAACTATGCAAAAACCAAAACTTGTCTACAGCAGAACTGAAAAACTTCTCCAAGATACTGAGCCCGAATGTTATATCGAGATCTGGAAGAAAGTTGATGTCCTCCCTAGATGCAGAACAAAATTATACTCTAAACGACATCATAGAGAAATGCAGTTTGAACGCATCACACGAGACTCCGTGGCAGAAAGTCTTGAAAGTATCGGATCAAGAGACTGCATATATAATGTCAGTGAGGAGACGAGGGGAGAGAATTTTGACAGGGACTCCGAGGATTCGGATATCGACAATTCACAAAGCAAAAGGTGGAGAGGCGGATAACGTAGCTCTACTTCTTGACTCAACCAAAGCCTGTGTAGAAAGCTTAGATCAAGACTCTGAGATAAGGACTTTTTATGTGGGGGCAACTCGTGCTAAAAAAACATTGCACTTAATTGAATCAAATGCATTACATAGGTTTAACATATGAAAAAAGATAGAGAATTTTTTTTAAGAGAAGCAGAGAAATTAATCAATGGACAGAGAGCCAAAGAGTATGGGCCTGCTAAAAAGAATCATCAACGTATAGCAGATATATGGACTATACTGTTAGATAAAAAATTAAATGGTGCAATCACTCCAGAAGAAGTTGTGGCTTGTATGATAGGAGTCAAGGTAGCTCGTCTTGCCGAGGATATTTCAAAAGATGACTCGTGGACAGATGTTATTGGCTATGCAGCTTTAGGTGGAGAAATTATAAATGACAAATCATAATCAGTATCATTTATTAGATCAAGATATTAAAGATGTGTCTTGGGGTAATGTGGATTCAGATTGGGAACCACCTCAAACACTCCCAGATCTATCTCAATTTAAAACAATATCCATAGACTTAGAAACCAAGGATACAAATCTTTTAACTCTTGGGCCTGGGTGGACAAGAAAAGATGGACACATAATAGGTGTAGCTGTTGGGGCGGGAGATAGTGCCTGGTATTTTCCAACAGGTCACAAGGTCGGTAACATGCCAAAGAATGCTGTATATGGTTGGCTAAAAAAACTTTGTGCAGATAAAACTATAACTAAAGTATTTCACAATGCATTGTATGATTTAGGTTGGCTAAGAGCCGATGGTATAGAGGTAGAGGGTAAAATTATAGACACTATGATAGCTGCTCCTTTACTAGATGAGAATAGAAAGTGGTATAATCTTAACTCTCTTGCTCGTGATTATCTTGGAGAATACAAAGATGAGAAACTACTAAAATCTGCTGCAGATGAGTTTGGTGTTGATCCCAAGTCTGGTATGTGGCAACTGCCTCCTAGATATGTTGGGAAGTATGCCGAACAAGATGCTTTGATAACTTTAAAACTTTGGGAAAATTTAAATAAAAAAATAAATCAACAAGAATGCACAAGTATTTTTCAACTAGAAACAGATTTACTTCCAGTGCTTTTTGAGATGAAAACAAAGGGTGTTCGTGTTGATGTAGACAAAGCACAAGAAACTAAAAAACAATTAGCTAAATTAGAAAAGTCACTTGTAGAGGAGATAGTCAAAGAGACTGGTGTTACGGTTGAACCTTGGGTCGCCACATCTGTAGCAAAAGTCTTTGATGCTGTGGGCCTTCCGTACTCTCGCACAGAGAAGTCCGGGGCTCCCATGTTTACAAAACAATTTCTTGCGAATAATCCTCATCCAATCGCACAAAAGATTATAAAAATTAGAGAAATAAACAAAGCTAATACGACATTTGTTGATACAATTCTTGAACATTCTTATAACGGTAGAATACATTGTGATTTTCACTCCCTTAGATCTGACGGTGGTGGCACTGTTACAGGTCGTTTTAGTTCAAGTAACCCCAATTTGCAACAAATACCTGCACGAGATCCTGAGATCAAAAAATTAATTCGTGGTTTGTTTATCCCGGAGGAGGGCCACAAATGGGGTTCTTTTGATTATGCATCACAAGAACCAAGATGGTTAGTACATTATTGTGCCACCTTGACAGGCGTAGATAAGCATCCACAGATTGACGAAGTTGTTAAAATGTATCACGAGGGCAATGCTGACTTTCATCAAATGGTTGCAGACATGGCAAACATACCTAGAAAACAAGCCAAGACAGTTAATCTTGGTATCATGTATGGAATGGGTAAAGCTAAATTAGCTAACGTCATGGACATAGAGGTAGAAGAGGCAGAAAAATTATTAGAAACATATAATCAAAGAGTTCCTTTTTTAAGATCTTTATCGGAAAAAGCCATGACTCGTGCAAAGGATCATGGTGTTATTAGAACTTGGTTGGGACGTAAATGTAGATTTGATATGTATGAGCCAGTGTCGTATGGATTTAATAAAGCATTACCAATGGAGGAGGCTATAAAAGAGTATGGCAGTAAAGGAAGAATTAGAAGAGCCTTTACTTACAAAGCATTAAATAGATTGATTCAAGGGTCAAGTGCTGATCAAACCAAAAAAGCTATGGTCGAATGCTACAAAGAAGGACTATGTCCTACGTTAACTGTTCACGATGAACTATGTTTTAATATTAAGAATCAAGAAGAAGCTGACAAAATTGTAGAGATCATGACAACTTGTGTTCCAGATTTAAAAATACCTTTTGAAGTTGATACTGCCCTCTGTGATAATTGGGGCGAAGTAGACTAGTAGGTAGATTTTGCATACAGATCGTGTAGTTCTGATATCGGATCTTGCTCTGGCTTTTCATTTTTGAAAACTTCGTATGCATGAGATCTAATATTTGATCTGTGAAGACCTATATCTTTTAGTGTTGCATCATCCAAACTATTCAAAGCTGTAATTGTTCTTCCTATTTTAAAATTATAAAACCATTTTTTTAACATTATATATCCTTTTTTAATAATAAAGCTTAACTCTGCATTTTTATTTATAAATTATTTCTATAAGACAGAGAAGACACTAAAAATGAAAGATATTAGTGTTAAAATAGCAAGAATTGAAACTAAGCTAGGTAGGATAAACACACAAAAACAAAGACTATTCTAGGGTATAATCACACACGGAGGATTTGTTTCGGCTCTGTGTGGCGATCTGAGAGGCTCTTTTTTTAAGTGACTGCATAATTTTGGTACGTTTATCATCAGATAGGTGTGACCAAACAGAAATTTCACTTAATGTTCGAAAACAACCAATACAAACACTATTTTCTATTTTGCATACGTTTAGGCACGGGCTTACAATACGCTGTGATCTTTCTGTTCTTGTCATCTGGATATGGAATCTCTGGTTGTTTGTTTAGTTTTCTGGCGAAATACAGACAGTCATTTACATTATCAAATGTTTGACTCTGATTAACAACAACTGTGCCTATCATGTAAACTAAAGCAAACTCTATCATTCATCTTTTGTCTTCCAAAAATATTCATCTGTATCACCAAGTCTGAACTTCTGTCCATTTTCAACTTGGTATTCCATTGTACTCACTTTGAAGTCTGGTTGCAATGGCTTGTCTGGAGTTAGTGAGTTATCATACACACGCATTCTATTATTTGGATATAAACAAAATTGCCCATTACTTAGTTCTATGATGTTATGCGATTTGTGTTCTGCTGGTTTCTCACTAGTTGAAAAATCAACATGATCTGGATCAACATTATAATTATCTAGTGTTGCTATATATTGACCCGTCAGTGTTCCGTGGTCTCTGGTAAATACTTCAAAGTCCATTGACCCTATAAATTGTTTAGAAATAGCGACCACGCCATAATCCATACAATTCCAAAACTGAAGATTGTAAAGATCCATGTCT